GTAAAGAAAACTGATGCTTTGCATCTATTGGCAGTAACTGCTTTTCCTCAAGATGGTTCATCTTGTGCAGTAAGTGCTTCTGGTGATGTAACTTTCTCAGACAGAAACCTTACAGTAGGACAAATTACTTACTTCTCTGGTTTTTGTATGAAAGACCTTATCCCTAAGTACACTCAAATCTTGCTTAGAGCTGGAAATGGAGAGACTGAAGAGATGGCTTTCGAAGCTGAGGTTGCTGAATCTGTAATTAAAACAATTATGGAGCATAACGAGGTTGCTGACTGGCAAGGAGATACTGCTTCTGCTAATGTTTATATTAACAGATATGATGGTTTAATTAAAACTATTGACGCTGCTACTACTGCCGTAGATGGTAACACCTCTTCTGCTACTGCAATCACTTCTGGTGCTTCTGGTAACATTGATGGATTGATTACTGATATTTGTAATGCACGACCAGCAAAAGTTAAGTCTGCTGCTAATCAAGTATTATTCGTAGGTCAAGATACTTTTGACAAATACGTAGATACTTTAAACGCTAAAAACCTATACCACATTAATGCTACTGATTGGGCTAATTACGAGACTTCAATCGCTGGTAAAAATGTAACTTTAGTAGGTGTTGCTGGATTAGACGGAACTAACAGAATGTTCTTGGGTACTAAAGATAACTTTTTCTTAGGATTCGACTTACAAGGAGATGACGAAGAGTTTGATATGTGGTACGACAAGAAAGACGATAAGGTATATTACCGAGTTAAATTTAAGAGAGGATTACAAGTAGCATACCCAGATGAGATAGTTGAATTTACATTAGTCTAACCCTTTAAAATAGAATAAAGATTATGGCGTGTAATTTAACAACTGGTTTCGCAGTAGGATGCAATGACTCAATCGGTGGAGTAGCCGAGTTCTGGATAGCAAATATGCCTACAGATTTTGCTGCTACTAACGATGGAAGTGGAGAAGTAACTGCATTAAGTGGTACTGGACTTATTTATTATAAGTTTGAGTGTACTAATGCTCAAGGTGCTGCTTCTGTAATGAATGATAATCCGACTGTGAACGATGCAAATGGAAGTAGCTTTTTTGACCAAACTGCGACTTATGTTCTCAACAAAATGGAGAAAGCAAAGCGTAATGAGGTTAAAATGTTAGCAAGAGCTAAGATGAGTATAATTATTAAAGATAATAATGGTACTTACTGGCTAATGGGAGAAACTAACGGAGTGAGGTTGGTTTCTGGCGACAATGGAACTGGAACTGCTTTAGGAGATAGAAATGGTTATAGCCTTTCTTTCCAAGCACAAGAGCCAGAGCCTATGCCAATAGTAACGGTAACTTTACCTTTACCATAAGAGATAGACAACTCTAAAAAACACAATAGCCCACTACTTAATAGGTGGTGGGCTTTTTTTAAAATATCAAAATGGACATAATTAATAAGGATACCACAAATTATATTTATTGTAACATCTCTAACGAAGTTGAGAATACTTACTACACTATGACCATTGAAAGTGCTGAGTACGAAGTTAATGTTACTTTAGCAGCTCCAGAAGGAGTAAATGATAGGTATGTAGCATTTGAATTAATAGAAGGCACACAAGACCTCACAAACGCTACAATAGAACTACCTAACAACGGAGATTATCCGTATAAGATAATAAACGCCACTACGCTGGGAGGAACTGAGGGGATTGAAATTCACAGAGGCATATTAAGATTGAAACAACCACAAGAAGTCGTATATTCGTACACAGACGAACAAAATACTTACATATATGAATAAGTTTCCAATAGTAACGGAATTTGCTTCACAAGAAGTGCCTAAATTCTTAGAGAAAAAAAATAAAAATATAGTTTGGTTTGGGGCAGATAATATGTACCCTTACGAGCTAATAGACCTATATAATGATAGTAGCACTCATAACGCTATTATTAATGGTAAAGTAGGCTATACTGTTGGTAATGGATTAGAGGGAGAGGATTTAGAGACTAAGAAATGGTTAAGCCAAGCTAATATAGACCAAGATTGGACTTCTTTAATGAAGAGTTTGTCATTAGATTATGAGATATTTAATGGCTATGCTATTGAGGTAATTAGAACTAAGGTGGGTAACCAGTATCATCATATAGATTTTGCTAATATTAGGTTAGGATTAGACGGCAGTATACAATATGCTGATGATTGGATTACTGATAAGGGTTTAAAGAACTCAAAACCAAGTATTCAGTATTTAGAGAGATATAATCCAAGAGATGCAGAGCAAAAAAGAGGGGTTATTTACCACGTTGATTATAGACCTAACCTTAAATACTACCCTTTACCAGTTTATGTAGGTTCATTAGCTGAGATTAAAACGGATGTTCAAATTGGAGATTATTGGCTTAATGAGGTAGAGAATGGCTTTGTAGGTGGAACGTTAATACAACATAATAACGGAGTACCAGAAACCAAAGAGGAGGCAGAAAAATTCGAGAAAGCATTTCAAGAGAAATTTGGTAAGGCTACTGGCACTAAAATAGTACACTTATTTAGCCCAGCTAAAGACAATAGTAGCGAGATTACGAGCCTTAATGGTAACGATTTACACGAAAGATATATAGAGATGTCTAAGCGTGTTAAAGAATCTATTTTTATTGGGCATAGAGTTACTAACCCTATCTTATTTGGTGTAAAAGAAGAGGGGCAATTAGGTGCAAGAAACGAGCTTGACTTAGCATATGAGATATTTACTAATACTTATATCGCTGAACGTCAAAATACGCTCCTTAGAACTATCAAAAAATTAGCTTTTTACGAGATACAAAGAACAGATATTGAGATTATACCACTTAAACCTATTGATGTTATTGATTTAACAAGTGATATTATCTTAGCTAACCTTGATAGAGAGGAAATTAGAGAGCTTATTACTGACCAAACTGGATTAGAGCTTAAAGAGGCTATCGAAGAGCCAGTAGAAAGTAATTTTGTAAAGCCAAAAGCTGGAGAGGAACACGACCCTTTTATGGGTAGATGTATTTCTAAACTCGTAGGCGAAGAGGGCTATGAGCAAGACCAAGCCTCAGCAATATGTCATACTTATTGGGAGGATGTACACGGAGAAACTAAAATGTCAGATTTTCAAGAGAATGACAAAGAGATGGTAGACGGTATAATCGAACTATTGCTAAAAGTAGAGGATTTAGAAAACCGTAAAAAGATGGTTTTAGACACTTTAAGAGACTTTGACGAGGAAGGTGTTGTATATGATAAGGAAGATTTTTTAAATAGAGTGGGGATAACTTTAGAGGGGTTTAACCATATAACTAAATTTGATACCTATAACGATTATCCTAAAGCAGCGAGTAGAAACGCACAGACTGCTCTAAATTGGGCAGAAAAAAACGGCTGGGGAAGTTGTGGTACTCCAGTAGGAAAAAAAAGAGCTAATCAACTTGCGAAGGGAGATAATATAAGCCGAGATACGATAGCTCGTATGGCAGCTTTTGAACGACACAGAAAAAACTCTAAGAAAAAACTTGGAGATGGGTGTGGTCGTTTAATGTGGTTGGCTTGGGGAGGCGATGAAGGTGTAGATTGGGCTAAGAGAAAGCTAAAACAGATAGATGCTGCTAAGATGTGTTCTTGTAGTAGCTTTTCTAAAGACGAAAATATAAGCCACTTATTCAAAAATATAGGAGTATTGGAGAAAGATTACGAGGTAATAGATAGCTTCAATATTAATTTTGATACAGATGGAAGTCCTATTGAATTTGCAACGGAGGAGCAAGAAACAACACAAGAAGTATTAAACGCTTTAAAGAACAATCCTTTATTAACATCAGTTGAGTTAGCTACTTTGTTAGGATTAGAATTTGAGGAGCTTATAGGGGCTATAAATGTGCTTAAAACTGCTGAATTAATTACCATAGAGGGTAGTGCTTTAGGATTAACAGATGTAGGAGCAAGAATAGCAGATGCAATAGTATTGCCAGAGAGAGAAGTAAAGTATAGATATGAGCTTAGACCAGATGCACCAGCTTTATCAGAGGGGGGAAAGTCGAGAGATTTTTGTAAAGATATGATGGCAATGGGTAGATTATGGTCAAAGCAAGAAATACAGACTGTGTTAGATAATGGTATGAAATCGAGTGGCATAGCAGATGTTACTAATGTTTGGTTGGCTCGTGGTGGTTGGTATAGACGACCAGATACAACTACCTCAGTACCTTATTGCCGACATATATGGAAACAATTAATAGTTAGAAAAAGATGATTTTAATAGTTAGCCCAGCATTTGTTAAAGAAAATAGTGTACTGCATTATAATATAGATGACGGATATTTAAAGCCGTTAATTGATAGTATTCAAAATACTTTTATACGACCAATTTTAGGTAGTGCATTATTTGATGAAATATTAAAC